CCTGGAAAGCCTGTTCAATCGCGCCCTCAAGCTGACGTCCGGCCCGGAAACGTCGCGCAAGAAACACCGCGCCTTGCCCCACCACCGGCAGCAATTCCGGCGCTTGCTGCGCCATCGGCAGGCTGCTTGCCATGTAATTGCCCATCGCGGTCAGGAACTCGGTCGCGGCCTGCTTGTCACCTTGTTCATCAATGGCAATCGTGCTGTCAGTCTCAATCTCAATGCGGAAACTCCGCATTGCATCCTGGCGCAGCAATTCCACCGCCGGCATAAAAGCCTGCTGAAACTCGGGCGCCTGTTCCTGCAAGCCCGACATTAGCGCAATCGTCTGCGGCTGAAAATGCTCGGCAATGATTTCCGCAGTCATGGCGATCAAGTCGCGCGCAAATCGCGCCACCTCGGCCTGCTGTTCCTGCAACCGCAACGCGGCAAACTGTCCCTTGATCTGCTGCGCCGTGGCAGTTTCAGACGGTGCGGAATAACCGCGAACGATGTCCGAAATGCCCGTGATCTCGTAAATCTGCGCCTTTAAAGCTTGCTCGCGGCCCGTCAATTCGCGGATGGTGGCGATCACGCCGTCAAGCGGCACGAAATCCATCACGCCGCGCAAGCCGCCCTTTTCGGAAAATGCCGCCCAAGTATTGACCGGGATCAGATGGTTGTCTTTGCCCTCTTGGAACAACCGACCAAGGCTTGCATCCTGCGATGCGTCAAAAACACCAGAAACGCGGCAGGCCTCGGTCAGCTTGGACAAGCGATAGGTCACATCGTCCAAGTCGTTTGCCTGATCTTTGTAAAGCAGGAAATCAGGCGTCGGGATCAGGCTGTCAGTCGTAATCGTGGCAAACAACGGCTTGGGGCAAGGGAAGAACTCACGCAAGCGCAGCGGATCTTCGCGCTCGTCAAGCGGCGCCTCGTAGCCCTTGGCAATCCAGCAAACCTTGCGCTCCGCCTTGTCCCAAATCTCATAAACCTCAGCACGCGCGGCCATGCCATCGCGGAACCGCGCCTCTGGACTGTCGGGATTGTCTTGCCGCAAGCGCGCATTTAGCGGCACGGCATTGCCAATCTCTTCACCAAAACGCTCAATCAATTCGGCGCGCGTCATCTGCACCTTGCGCGCAACCCATCGCACTTCGCGCCAAGTCTTGGCCGGCGACATGAGAAAATCGCGCCACGCCACGTAATCGTGCGCCACTTCCTCAAACACCAGCATATCGCCGGGTTCTTCTGGCGTCTCGGCTTCATACTCGGAAGCGTCGTCAGTGATGCCCACGCCCTCGGAAGGCGTCGGCGGTTGCATCTTTTCAAAGTGCGGCACGTAGCGCAGCCAGGCCGTGCCACGGCCCACAATCAGCCGGTCATCGCGCGCTTGCTTGATCACCTCGTCGAATTGGTCGCTGTCAGTCGCAAAGGTAACGGCGCGCTCCAGCACTTCCGCCGCCGTGCGCCCAATCGGGTCAGCATCCTTGAAGCGCCGCTCAACCACCGGCTTAGCGCGGCGCGCGTAAAGCGCCGGCTGCAAGGTCGATACATTGGACCAAAAGATGTTAATGCGGCGCTCGCCATCATCCGATGAAGATGCGTTCTTCCGCTCGTCGCGATACCGGCGCAAGCAACGCTGCGCGGTTTCATACCAGTCATTGCACCATTGCTCGGATTGCTCGATTTCCACAATCCACCGGCGGTATTTGCCGGCAGGCGTGTCGTAATCCAGATCGTCGGGTTCCTGCGACATTACGCGAAAACCCTCCTAGGGGCAGTTGGCACAACCAAGCTAGCCTTGAAAGCGTCAGGCATTCCACCAGACCATGCCGCGTTGACGTGAAATCCAGACAGCGCAGCGGGCGGCTTAGTCATAACACCTTGGGGCGTGTATTCCGCCGGGTCATACAAAGTTCCGATAACGTCCAGCGCCACAGTTTCAGGCGGGGCAATCTGGCCGCCTTCACGCGCAAAGCCCGCCGCGTCATAGGCCGCATCGAAAGCCGCGCGATTGGTGAAGCGGTGGAACGTATAGGTCCAGGTCATGCGGTAAGCGCCTGTAAAACGCTGTTTGATAGGTTGGTCGGATAAACAACAATGCGGCGCACATAGGTAACAGAACCAGCGGGGGGGCTGCCTGGGTTTTGAATAAATAGCCGCGTCAAAGCGGGTAAAGTCAAACCTGATTGCGTTTGAACGGAACCGCCATTTGCAACGTAGGCAACATTTCCACTGGAATATGATCCAATGTGTTTTTGTATCGCACCAATTGTTAGCGTTTGCTTGGGTAATCCGGTGACAACTCCGCCGATGCTTAATTCAAGACCAATTAAAGGTGATGGATCAGACCTTTGCTGAATTGAAAATCTGTTTGTAAAAGTCCCATCGTCAGCACTAACTAAATGGTTAATACTACCACTAACACCAGCAAATCTTGCTGTTGTTTGAAATTCCTGAAATAGAGTAAAATTAGAACCAAAAGCTATCGGCATAGAAGCAAATTCAACACCGCGTGTCACTGCCGCCGCCGCAGTAATGATTGGGCTGGTCGCAAAAGTGCCAACCTCACATTGCGCCACGTCCACCGCAATCACGTCGCCGCTTGTGACAAGCCGGAAGCCAATGACTGGATTAGCGATTGTCGCAAACGGAATTGCAAATCGCTGCCACGCGCTGGTTAGCGTGATGGCTGTCCAAGTCGCGCCGTTGTCTTGTGTGATCTCAACCGTGCCAGTGCCGGTAATGCGCCGCGCGAAGAAGCTGCTGACATGCGTGGCGCTTGCTGAAGTGATGGTTTGCAGCGCCGTCCCATTGCTAGCCGTGGCGGTCAAGCGTGAAGCGCTATTGGCAACGCCGTCAATGCCGGTGACGTTCAACGCGGCGGTAATGTTGGTCTTGACCCATGCGGTTTGCGTGAAATCGCGCGAATGCAAGGCGATGTTGGTCCTCGCGCCTTCAATCAACAAACCGCGCGCATGCAACGTGGCAGGGTCATAATCAAAGCGCGGCTCATTGGTCGCAGCCTGGGTCAGATTACCTGCGCTATTGAAATACCACGCGGCAGAAGCGCGCGTGAAGGTAATACGCGGATCAAGCGCGCCGGCCCTGAAATCAAACGCGATACCGCTGGCGTTGCCGCCCGCCCGTAACCGCGTGTTGATGCGCTGAAACAAGTTAGCGCCCCTGGCCCGCCGTGACGTAAAGCGTAGTGCTTTGCCCGGTCGCGCAGATGGCCGCAATCTGCGCCACGCCTGGCGCCTTGCTGACCACCTTGGACTGCCCCGCGCCAATCGGATAGCCCGCCGTGGTGGCGGTCGCACCAAAAGCAATAAAACACGTCAGCGTGCCCAGGTTCTGCACCTCGATCACGGAAGCCTGCGCCCCCGCCGCACCAAAATCGTCGTTGCTGCTGGCATCCGTCACGGCAAGCGTGAGCGTCTCGCCGGGCGAAAACGGCGCATTCATAGACATGGCTTGAACTCCATCACCACCGCGAAGCGCGCGGCGCGGTTTTCCATAAGTCGTTGAAGGTGGCGGTGTTTAACGCGCCAACCGATACAATTGCGCCCGGCTGATGCACGGGCTTTTGCCGCACCCAAGGGCGGCTCATGCAAGCGTAACGCGCTTCGTCCGGCGCGTGGTCCTCGCCGTCACTGTCCACATCTTCCGGCCTATCCGGATCGTGCTGCACCGCCGGCAGCGTGCGGATTAGGTCGCGGCATGTGCTGAAGATCAGCAAGCCCGGCCCGGTTTCATCACCGCGCAGCCTGGCCCGCACTTGATCCCACCCGCCAAGCGCACCTTGCCGCGACACGCGGGCATTATCGGCAGGGCGGAAGAAAACCTTGGCCGCACGCGCCATGCGCTCGCCGATGCTTGGCCCGCCGTCGCTGCTAAAGATGGCCGGGTCAGCTACGCCGTGAAGGCCATTCTCAGGCTTAGGGTCGCCCGCCTCACGTTGCGCGATGCCCTGCGCCACTTCCTCGGCAGTCATTCGCAGGCCTTCATTCGGCTTGCCGGTGCTGCCATACCATTCCCGGTATCGCACCAGCGCACCGCGCGGGATGTCGGCCAATTCGCCGTCAGACACGGCCCACCAACCTACGCTGAATGGCCGGGCGCTGCCCCAGTCCAAAGACCGGAAACGGAACCAATGCTCAGGCAATTCGCGCGGCGCGATAACGTGCCGGCCCATGTCAAACTCGGGAAAGAACGCCCCCGCAATGACGTTCCAATCGCCGTAAAGCCAAGCCTTGACCAATTCGGGCGAACCCGTCAGCGCTAGGCGATCCACATAGCCGGGGTCATGCGCCAACAAAATCTTGTTATCAGCCACGCGCGACGGAATGTAGATGAACTTGTGAGACTGTTTGCCGGTCGGCATCAGCCGCGTGATTGGCGTCAAGCCCTCGGGCGCAGGGTCAATAAAGCGCGCCTTAATCCATTGATGTCCTGGGCCGCCGGGATTGGCGGTCAGGATTAACTGGATCGGCACGCCACCCTTGGACCGTAGCGCCCCAAAAAGCATATCAATGGGCGCGCTGGATGGATAGTTGCCAGCCTCTTCAACCGCCGCGTCAGATAGGTTTTGGCCTTGGTATTTGGCCGCATCCGCCACGCTCTCCAAAGGCCGAAAGCGCAACCTGCCACCGTGGGGCATCAGGAACGTCTTGGATTGCTCGCGCCAATCCGCGCCAGTCGGCAGGTAAATTTCTTTGGCGCGCTCGATCAAGTCATCGGCTTGGGGCATTTCACGGCGAAAGAAAACGCCGTTAAAGCCGGGGCCATACCGGGCTTCTTTTAGCCCGAACTTGCCTAAAACGCCATCAGTCTTGCCGCCGCCTCGGGCGCCACCAAACAGGATTTCGCCAAATGGCGCGTCAATGAGTGCCTTCTGAGGCCCCGCCTGCGGTCGCCATGTTGTTACCGTGGGCTGCAAGCCATTCATCCTCAGTAAGCGGATCGGCGCTGATCGTGGCCCGCGTCAACGTGTGTTCAAGCTGCGCGGTCGGCGGCGCGATCCGGTCCAGCAAGTCCTTAGCCGCCGCGTGCCCTTGCGGATGCGCCGTGTCCAGCGCCCGCGTGAATTGCGCGGCTAGGATTTCTTCCTTGCGCGCGGCAATCTGCGCCTTGATCTCGGCTGCGACTTCCTTGCCGGCGGACTTGGCCTCGCCCGGCGGCTGTTGCTGGCTGGTAAAAGCCTTGGCCGGGCCTGCGCTTGGCCCGTAGCCTGCGCCCTGTGCGGGCGTGCCGCTGGCCGGCCCGCCGTGGCCGGGGCCGTTACCCTTTGGACGGGTCGCGCTCGTGCGACCGCCCATTAGGATTTCTTGCCGCCCTTCTTTTTCGTGCCCATCGTGTTTCTCCATGAAAAAGCCCGGTAGCCTTTCCGGCTCCGGGCGCAATTGTGAGTTATATTCCCTCGCTACAAGCCCGGCGGGGGCTTGTCAAGGGGTTTTTGGCGGATCGGGCAGGGGCATCCAGTGGGTGGGCTTGAACCAGCCTTGTTCGATAGTCGCGCCCACTTGGAGCCAACCACCGCTCTCCCACATAACCAGCCGCATCATGCCTTCCGCATACCCAAGCAAAAGATCGCCCTTCGGCGCGGTCTCGATCGGTTGCCATTCCATGGTCATCACTCCCCATCCGCTCCAAGCCAAAAATATGTTGCAGGCAATTGCGAATAGGTTGCAAGCGGGCGTGGCGCCCCGAATGGCCGAACAAACACCTCGCAATCCATCAAAACGAAATTGCACCGCACTTCGTTGTTTTGTCGGCTGGCAATGCGCGCGGCCTCAAAAACAATTTGTCCGCACGATTGCGCCGCCCACCATGTATTCATGACATCCCCCAAAACTCTGCCAAGCGACGCAGCCCCACCCGCACCGCGCCCGGATGCTCCGGCGTCAGGTTCCAGCATATCGCCAGCTTGACCGGATCACGATGCAGGTCCAGCGCCGCGTCCGCCGCGCGTAACTGCGCCAGCAGCCACACCAGCCTATCCGATGGCCCGTTGAAGCTGCCACCACCGCCGCCGCCGCGCATTGCGGGCTTGCCCTCGGACAGTAACGCCGCCTCCTCGCTCCAAAGACTGTATCGGTCCGCCGCCTCATGCTGGGCATCAGTCAGGCGGCCCTCGCTCCATTCGGCGTGATACCACACGCGCACGCGGGCGCCCTTCACCGTGCGGCTGGGCTGGTCAGGATCGGCGCGGAAGCCGATCTCAAGCGCGCCGTTGCGGATGCGCTGGGCTGGGCCTAGGTCGGCCTCAGGGCTTGATCGGCCGCGCGCGCGCGCGGGTTTCGGCTTCGTCATGGCGATAGCTCCATTCATGTCTAGCTTCCTTTCAACCGCGCTGCAAGCGCATTAAACCGCGCTACAAGCCCTTCCAGGTATTCCCGGCTAGGCTGGTCTAGGTTTGGGTGTTGTAGCGCCTCCTGCGCGTCTCTGGCGCGGCGCAGGCAGTCCTCGGCAAGCGCATCGTCAGCATGGGCGCGCGCAACCTGGGCAGGGGTGAGGTCCATCATCGCCACCGCTTGCCGGTATGGGGTGCCCGGCGCGGGATCAGCCTCGAGGCAATGGCGGAGGTAAGCCCTGCCGGCGGGTGCGGGTAATCGCCGTTCATCCCGGCTGCGACCCATGCCGCATGTTTCGCGTCCCACCGGTCGAAGGCTGCCTTGATGCTGACCGGGGTCGGGTAATTGCGGGCGGGGTCCAAATTGCCCTCTGCAATTTCGTTTCGGTTTGTAATTCCTTCAGCCGGGCCAGGACGGGACCGGGACATGTCCCACCCCGTGACACCGGGACAATGGACCCCCCCCTTTAGGGGGGGGGTTCCAGAATGTCCCGGTATGTGTCCCTCGCCGCCGGTCAAATTGTCCCGATTTGTCCCGATTTGTCCCGGTATGTCCCGGTCACTTTTGGGGGCAAATAGTGATAGTTGATTGCGCGCGATTACCATTTCAAACTGCCCAAACCGTGTCATGGTGAACCCCTATTTGACCCTTTTGGGCCAGCCCATCGGCGGCCCGATTGAACGCTTTTTTCTTCGCCTCATGGCTATCGGCGGTTGAGCGCGCGAAGAATGTCTCACGCCATGCGTGCTTGCTTGTGGCGGCCCTAACGCCCGCTTCGGCGGCCTGAAATGGCACCGGGACGGGCTGCGTTGCCATCACGTCATGCAGGATGCGTAACGCCATGGCCTCGCCGTTGGTGAGGCTGATACGGGGCTTGGCCGGGCGGTCGTCGGTCGGTTCCACCACGCATGACGTGACCGGCTTGCCGCGATGGTTTGGGCCAAGTTCCACGCGCTTCAAGGTGAAGCCAAACACGCCGTCAATCTCCAATTCGCGCTGCTTGGTCACCCGGGCGATTGACGGGCTGTCATTGTCGGCGCGGCTGATCTCGATCTCGGTATCGGTCGCGGCGCGCAGCAGGCTATGGCCTCGGGCGCCTTGGGCTTGGTCTTTGCCGCTGTGGTGTATCCAGGCGACATGCGCGCCGGTTGCCTGCCGAATGCGGTCGGAATTGGCGACCAGGGCGCCCATATCTTCCGGGGAGTTTTCGTTGCCCCCGGCCATGGCGCGGCTCAGGGTATCCATGACCACAAGCCCGACCGGGATAGCCATGCGGGCGGCGGCCTCAGCAATGGCGTCAATCAACCGGGACGTGTCGGCATTGAAGTCAAGGATGTTCAACGCCACCGGGATAATGGCGAAGGGGATTTCCTGCCCGGATAGGCCGCACGTCAGGGCAAAGGCTGCTACGCGGTTAGCGATGCCGTGCGCGCCTTCCATGGCGCAGTAGATCACGCCGGCGCGCTCTACCTCACGCCCGCGCCATTCCAGCCCAAGGGCGACATGCAGCGCCAGGTCGGCCATGAAGAACGTCTTGCCGCAATTGGATGGCCCATAGGTCACTGACATAGCGGCCTTGATCAGCAAGCCCTCTACGAAATCTTCAGATTTCAGGGCTGGCCTGACGTCTTGAAAATAGATCAGCGGCAGGCCGGTCGGCTTAATGTCGGGGGCTACCTTTTCCAACTCTAGGCCTATGTCCGGCTCCGGTTCCGCGCTCCAATGGTCTGGCGGCGCGTCGATCGGCGGCGGCTCGGGGCGCGTGGGGGTGTATTCTTCCACAATGCGCCGGACCAAGCGCGGCGGGGCCTCGCGCGGCTTGGCCATGCCCGCCCGAAATGCGCCGGCAAGGGTTTTCTGCGCTGCCGGGAAGTCCTCGCAGCGGTGCCGGATGCCTGCCAGGGCCGATGCCAGCGCGTTGAAGGCTGGGCCCTCAATCAATTCGCCCGCCGCGACTAGGCCGCCGATGCTAAACGCCGCGCGGTTTAGGGTGTCATGCTTGGCCCCGTCCGGGGCGCTTAGGATGGCCTGGCACTCATTGTCCAAGGCGGTCATGCCATAGCGTGTGCCGTCGCCCGATTGGCGCGGCGCGGGTGCCGGGCGCGGGGCTTCGGGCGCCTTGGGCGGGTCTATCAGATCCAGCAACCATGCCGGGGCGGGCGCGGGCGCCATGGCTTCATCCACCAGATAGCCAGGACTTGGGGGCGCGATAATATAGCCGCCGTTGCCGCGAACATCCACGCCGGCCGCGATCCGCCCCGCGCTGTTGCGGATGATGCGGCCTTGCGGCATGGCGAAAAGCAGATGAACCCCGCCTGAGCGTGTCTTGTGCCGGCGCGTGTCGGGTAACCGGTGCTGATTTGCCGCAAGCCATTCCAGCCCGCCGCCGCCGTTCTTGACGTCAAGGTCAACGCAGAAGAACCCGCTTACCTCGCCGGTCGGCACGCCGATCATGGCCGCGCCTGGGCTGGCAAACTGGCGCTGGATTTCCACCGCGTCATAGGTCGCGTCGTTAAAGCCGTGTTGCGTCACCGGGCGCTTGTCCGGCCCGCACGCAAAGACCGGCAGGCGCATTTCCTCAGCAAGCCATAGGGCGGACGCGGTGAGGCTCATGCGGCCACCTTTTGCGGTTTTGGATAAGCAACATTTTGCAATTTCAGCCGCAATGCTTTCTTGCGGCCATCTCTATTCAAAGCACGCCAATACAAATGCTTTCCGTCATCAAAATGCGGCAAAACTTCAACACCAAGCTTTTCACTTAAAAGGCGCGGGCTTTGCGTGCCCCATACAGAATTGCACGATCTTCCCGCGTGAAACTTGCCGGCAATTATGACGCCATCCATTCGGCGGTCCCGCGCGCCGTGATAATTCCAAGATGAAGCCTGATAAATCCCGCCATGATGCTGCGCGGTCTTATCTGCAAAGCTAACCAAAAGATCACCTAGTTTTTTTTGCACTATATGGCGGACTGTCAAAGAAATTAAACCCGTCAATGGCGGCATGGCCACGCCTTCCACCCTTACCAATCGGGATAATTCCAAAACTGTTTCGCTCCATCGCGTGGGCGGAATAGAAAAAAAACAAGCGGCAATCGCCGGCCCATAATCACCAAACAACCCTCCGTTTTGATGCCATGTTCCGACGCATTGCACGTTGGCCGGCGGGCGCTTTGAATAGTGCCACCGCTTCACCAATTCATCGCCTTCATCATGCGCGCCAATGCGGAAAAAAACGTTTTCGTTCATTTCTTCGCGCCTTTGGCTTTGTGTGTCTCAAAATGCGCCGCGCGCTCCTCATCCTCGACAGGATCGGGCACGCGCGTTTCTAGGTTGTGGCGACAGCGCGCGACCCAGGCGTCGATTTCTTCGGCGGTGGCGCGGGGTGTTTGTGGGGTCATCGCACCGCCCATCCCCATTCTTGCAGCAGCAGCACCGCGTCATCTTGTGAGCGCACCACCGCAACGTCATGGCCCATGCGGCGCAGCATCGCGAGGCAGTCGTCTTGCGCGGCGCTGGTGCGGCCTTTCTCGGCCTTCACCTCAAGGAACGCCACGCGCTTGTCCGGCCCGACAAGCGTCAGGTCAGGCCAGCCCGTAATCATGCCTTCTGCCTTGAGCATCTTGCCGCCGATCACGCTGCGCTTGCCCGCATTGGGCGAATGGTGACACACCACGCCAGACAGGGCCAGGCGGCGCTTGATGGCAATCTGGATGGCACGCTCTGGCGCGGCGCGGGTCATGGTAGCGGCTCCTTCCCGTCAACAATTTCTTTGACGTTATGCTGAATTAGCGCCAACTTATAATTAGCTTCCGCTAGTTTTTGTTCCAGACCAACCGCGTATTGAACCGCTGTCGCCATGTCCGGCAAAACTTGCTCAATTGCATCAAGCATCAACTGCACTTGCGCCGTCCGATGTTTTATAACTGATTTAGCTACTGGTCCCGTCCATTGCGGCCCCTCACCATAGCGGGCCACCGCAATCTTCCTCAAAAGATCAGAGTCCGCGCATGGCTTGTCGCCGCGCTTCTCGCGGGCTGAAAACGTAAAATCTGGTTTTTCGCTCATGGTTCATCCCTCACATGCTGATACGTGACGCGGTTCCGAATGTCATAGATCACCTTATCGGAAACGCCGTAGTGTTTCGCCAGCACTATGCCGGGAACCGGGTTCTGGCGAATTTCGCGCACGTCATCATCCGATAGCTTGCAAGCGCGCTTGGGGACGGCGCGGGTCATTGGCCAAGCACCACATCAAGGCGCCGCGACGCATCCGTAAGCTCTTGCTCGGCAATCATCAGGCGCTCAAGCAATCGCAGCATGTCCGCCTTCGCCACCATAACCACGGCAGGCCCGGCTTCCACTAGGGCGCGGTATTCGTCTGTTGTCATTGATCGCGCTCCTTCAACATTGCATCCGCAATCGTCCAAACCGTTTTGCACATTGCGGGCGTGATCTGGTCAATATCTAATGGCATCCGCAAGATTAACGATCCCACAATCTGTATCGCAAAACGATCACGCAATTCGGCGCGGGCTTCCGCCTCTTCGGCAAGCATCGCCTCTTCACGCGCCTGCGCGCATTCTGGGAAATCATCCTGCAAATTGCTCATTGCGTCCTCCTCCTATATTCATCCCGCGCCACACATTCAGCGCCGTGTAACGACTGCCCGTCCCGCAGCCAAAACCGCGCCATAGCCTCGGCTTGCGCGCATGTGCGGGCGATGATTATGTCCTGATAGCAGGGCGCCTCGCCACCGCAGACCAAGAACAGAAATATGAAGGCGGGCTTCATGACGCTACCTGAAACAAACCAATCGCGTTATCATCCCGCATGTCTTGATTTACCTCGGATATGTTTTTCACGGCTTGGCGGAAATAGCTTTCCTTCAATTCAACGCCAATTGCCCGGCGCCCTTGATACAACGCACCATATACCTCAGATCCCACACCCATAAACGGGGTCAACACCACGTCCGAGGGATTACTCCAAAGCTGAACGGCGCGATGAATAACATCAAGTTGGAGCGGGTGTACGTGCTTTTCATCATCAGGATCACGCGCATCCTTGTATGATAAAATCGCCTTACATTTTCTGCCATCGCCGGCAGATTGCGAGTTAGCGGTGCGAATGTCCATCCAAACCGATGAAGCATATTGCCGCCAAATCCAATGACTGAATTTGTTTTGCGATTGCTCCGGTTCATCTCGATACTGCCACAAATCGGCTGGCACTTGATTTGCTCCATAGTATTCTTTTAATCCGCCGCCTTCATGCGTGATTGCTTCCGTATTTTCGCCGCGCTTGCGGAAAATCAAAAGGTAATCCGCCGCCGCAATAGTGGCACCAGAGCTATCCTTGACAAGCGCCTTATGCTGAAGGTGCTTCAATCTGGTTCTTATGGCAACCGCCAAAGGCTCCTTCCAAATACAAACGCGACCTTGAAAATCGAACCCGTGCCGCGCGTGCAATTCAATCAGTCGCCCCGGCAAATCATGGTACCCTGTTTTCTGCCCAGGGTTTGGAATGTCCATGCAATGCACAGCATTTATGCGGCCCGGCTTGGTTACGCGTGAAAGCTGGCGCACCAAAAATTCATAATGGGCATAAAAGCCATCATAGGTGGCATTATTGCTCATATCTCGGTCGTCGCTGCTGTAATTATACAGCCCGCAAAAAGGCGGGGAATAAACCGACAATCCAACAGAATTTGCCGGAAGATCGCAAACCACCTCAACGCAATCGCCATTATACAACGCATAGCGCTCGGTTATCACTTGATCTATTAAAGCCATTTCGGTACCTCCTGATTGTTGTTGTGTTGTTTGAACCTTTCAAGGTTCATCGCATCGCGCATATGATCCACCATTACGCGAAACATTTTGTCGGTAGCCTCTGCCTTTTCCTTTCGGCTTGAGGCAACGCCGCGAAGGCTTTCGGTGCTGATATTGTGAATGGTGACCGGCTTCTTTTGCCCAAAACGCCACATACGCCGAACCGCCTGATAATACTGCTCAAAGCTATAGTCGGTAAAATAAGTGGCGGTTGATGCGTGCTGCCAATTGACGCCAAGCGCTGCGATTTTTGGCTTAGTGACCAAGTGACGAATTTGGCCACTGCGAAACGCCTTAAATTTCTCTTCTTTTTCTTCATCGCTGTCGCTGCCTGAAAGATTAACCGCACCCCGAACCATGCCGCAAATTGTGTCAGCCTCTTCGTTAAGATGGCACCACGATACACCGCACTCGGACGCTGATAAAATCTCAGCCGCCTTTTCGCACCGATCCCGAACAGTTGCCTTGCGTTCCTCTCGTTGCTCAGTCAATCCCTTGGCAGGAACCGGAAACAGCATCCCAGGCAACGGCGGGCTTTTGATTTCGTGATCAATCTCAATCAGCCCAGGCAAAATCCAGTCTCGATCCTCAAAACCTAAATCAGAAGGCTTTCGAATAGCCCTCGCCCATGATGCAACCCACCGCCAAAAGTCTCGCTCTCCATGCGGCTTGAAACGCCATTTGGACCCAATAAATCCAGGGTGCAAGCTGTCCTCATCATTTTTGAAGAACTGCCCCAGCATGTCCATATAACCCAAATATCCCAACGCCTCGGAAGATGTTCCAAGCTCTATGTAATCGTTGGGCGAAGGTGTTGCGGTAAACATACCGCGATACCGGCATCGCCGCATAAACTCCGTGATCTGCGCCTTGAATGCGCCGTCAAAGTTTTTGAGAATGCTGCTTTCGTCGCAAATCACGCCGCCAAAAAGGTCAGGATCGAAATGCTTCAAACGCTCATAGTTGGTTGTGATAATCCCGGCGCCATGGGGTATCTTTCCGTCAATTGACCGAAAAGCGCGCATACCAAACTTTTCTGCCTCCTCCACTGTTTGAGAAGAAACCGAAAGCGGCGCCATAATCAATACGGGCTTGTTTGTGTGGCGATGCACATTTTCAGCAAAGACAAGCTGCATTAGTGTCTTGCCTAAGCCGCAATCCGCAAAGGTTGCACCTCTACCTTGATAGCAAGCCCAGTCAACCAAAAAGTTTTGAAAATCATAACAATGCGGGTTTTCATAAACAGGTTTGAACCCGTGCTGCCCGCCTATTTGCGATTTTGAAATCACAAACTCAGCATAGTCCGTATCTAATGGCATGTTGCATCCTCCATTTTGTTTTGCATGTTCTTACCTCCAAGCGCTCGGCGGGTTCCACCGCACGCGCGCTGCCTCAATATCCGCCGCACGCTGAGCCTTGCGTTCTTCCAAAGACTTCTTTGGCGACACAAGGCACAAATCGAAATGCGTGGCGCAGAATGCCGATGGCCTGCCCATGGCGTTTTCCACAACGGGCGCCTCGCAGAAGCGATGCACGCGATCAGCGCTGCTTGTGATGTACTGGCATTGTTTGTGTGAAAAGACCCGGCGCGGCGGCGTTTCGGCAACCGCGCCGGGCAAGTTTTCAACCCGAGGGGAGGAACCCGGGCGCTCAACGGCGAAGGGAGAAACGCCGGAGGAGGTGGCGGCACGTGGCCGCGATGGG